GTCGGCATCCCCTACCCGTGGGAGGGCCTCACCAAGAAGACCATGGGCATCCGCAAGGGTGAGCTTGTGGTCCTCACGGCTGGCTCCGGTGTCGGTAAGTCGGCTGTGGTCCGCGAGATCGCCTACGACCTGCTCCAGAAGGATTACGTCGTGGGCATGATGATGCTCGAAGAGGGTGTCGCGAGGACCGCTGAGGGCCTCATGGGCATCCACATCAACAAGCCGATCCACCTGACACGCGAAGGAGTGACCGAGGATGAACTCAAGGAAGCCTTTGAGGCCACTACTGGAACGGGACGGCTCTGGCTTTACGATCACTTTGGATCAGTATCGGCTGGTAATCTGCTCGACCGTATTCGGTATCTTGCTGTCGGTTGTCAGTGCGACTTCGTCGTCCTCGACCACATCAGCATCGCAGTGTCCGACAGCACCGCCAACGATGGAGAGGACGAGCGGAAACTGATCGACCGCCTGATGACCCAGCTTCGGTCACTGGTGGAGGAACTCAAGATCGGCCTGTTCGTCATCAGCCACCTACGCCGCCCTCAGGGTGACCGGGGGCACGAGCAGGGCGCTGTTACGGCCCTGTCGCAACTCCGTGGCTCCCATGCCATCGCTCAGTTGTCCGACTTCGTGATCGGGCTTGAGCGTGACCAACAAGACGAGGAACACCGGAATGAGACGACAGTGCGCGTCCTCAAGAACAGGTTCTCCGGGGATACCGGTCAGGCCTGCACTCTGCACTATTCGCCCGACACAGGACGGATCAGCGCAGAGCCCAGCGCCGCCACCCTGTTTGGTGACGCGGCTGCTGACTACTGATACCTGCGATTTCGTAGAGGCCGAACAAACGTATCTCTCGGCCTCTCGCGGTGAACTCTGGGCCCTCCAAGAGTTCCCCTACTGGAATTACCGAGTGACCCTCAATGAAACCCAAGGATGGAAAAGGAACACTGGCATGACCCAGAACCAGAAGATCATGAAGCACCTCCGTAAGGCCGGTTCGATCACCGTGCGGGAGGCCATGGTCGAATACTCGATCCAGAGCCTGACCAAGCGGATCAACGAACTCCGCGAGGCCGGGCACAACATCGTGTCGAACACCAAGTATCACCCGATCACCCGGCAGAAATACGTCCGCTACTCGCTGGCTGACTGACATGTGGATCATTCACGTCAACAGGAACTTCATCTACCGCAATGGCCGGGACGGTGCGAACCGCCCGGTCTTCACGGTCAAGAAGGGGCGCAGCGGGTCACCTCGCTACGCCCGTGAGGTTCGCCTCAACGGCCCCTCCCGCTGCGTCTATAGCCAACAACCGCTTTCCTGTGGGGCAAAGGCTTGGATGGAGACCGAGGTCGAACCTGAGTTGATCGATGAGATGACCTTCGATGAGGTCAACGCAATATGAAGGAACCACCATGCCCAGATACGTCTTCGACATCGGAAGGGCTACGACATGACAACCCGTGAAGCCAAGAGGTGGCGCAACGCTCGCCGCCGCTTCTCCCAGAACCCCGGTTATTACACTGCCATAGCCCTCCAAGTCGCCGAAAGGGAACTGAGGGAGGCCGTCAGGGGATCACTCACAGTCATCGAAGGAGGAAAGCAGTGCCAAGATACGTCTTCGACATCGAAACCAACGGGCTCCTCGATGACCTGACCAAGATCCACTCGCTGGTCCTGATGGACGTGGACACTGGGGACATGCACTCGTTTGGCCCCGGTGCCATCGAAGGTGGCCTCCAGATGCTCATGGATGCCGACCAGATCATCGGTCACAACATCATCAAGTTCGACATCCCCGCGATCCAGAAGGTCTACCCGTGGTGCCACATCGACCGCGACAAGGTCTTCGACACCCTCGTCATGTCCCGCCTGATCTGGCCTAACCTGAGCCAACTGGACACCCCAGCGATCAAGAAGGGTATGCCGGGGAACCTGCGTGGCTCCCACGGTCTCGAAGCGTGGGGTTACCGCCTTAACGAGTGGAAGGGTGACTACAGCAAGGAGATGAAGGACAAGGGCCTCGACCCGTGGGCCGAGTGGAACCCCGAGATGCAGGCCTACTGCGAGCAGGACGTTCGCGCCACCAAGGCCCTGCTGGACAAGATCGACAGCAAGGGGACTGACCCCAAAGCCATCGAGCTTGAACACCGGGTCGCTTGGATCATCGCCCAGCAGGAACGCAACGGCTTCCTATTCGACACCGAGAAGGCCGAGAGGCTCCTTGCGGACCTGCAAGTCAAGCGGGCCGAGATCGAAGGTGAACTCCAGAACCTCTTCGAACCTTGGTTCGCCCCGGCGGGTCTCAAGGAACCCAAGCGCACCGTCAACTACAAGTCGGTGGATCGTCACTCGACGTGGGCCGGTGCGCCCTACACCGAGGTCAACCTCAACGTCTTCAACCCCGGCTCTCGTCACCACATCGCGGATCGCCTCATGAAGGTCCGTGGGTGGAAGCCTGACCAGTTCACCGACAAGGGACAGGTCAAGGTCGATGAGAACGTCCTCCTCAAGCTCAAGTATCCCGAGGCTCAGAAGATCGGTGAATACCTGATGCTCCAGAAGAGGATCGGCCAGCTTGCCGAGGGTAAGCAGGGGTGGCTCAATCAGGTTCACCCTGACGGGCGCATCCACGGTTCCTCAGGGTAAGAAGCTGGTGGGCATCGACGTATCCGGGCTGGAGCTTCGGATGCTGGCCCACTACATGAACGACCCCAACTACACCCGCGAGGTTGTCGAGGGGGATGTCCACACGGCCAACCAGAAGGCCGCTGGGCTGCCCACCCGGAACAACGCGAAGACCTTCATCTACGCCTTCCTCTACGGAGCGGGTGACGAGAAGATCGGGAAGATCGTGGGCAAGGGTGCCAAGGAGGGCAAGCGCCTCAAGCGCCAGTTCCTAGAGGCCACCCCGGCCCTCAAGGGGCTGATCAACGGCGTCCAGAAGGCCGCTAAGACCCGTGGGTATCTCAAGGGCCTCGACGGTCGCAAGCTGCACGTCAGGTCTGCCCACAGCGCCCTCAACACGCTCCTGCAATCCGCAGGGGCACTGGTGTGTAAGCGGTGGATCGTGGAGTTCGAAGATGCCCTCCAGCAGGGCCTCGGGGATCACGTCAAGTTCGTCGCCAACGTGCATGATGAAATCCAACTCGAAGTCGATGCGGAGTTCGCCGAGGCTGCCGGGGAACTGGCCGTCGAGTGCATCGGCAGGGCTGGTGATTACTTCAACGTAAGGGTTCCCCTGACGGGAGAGTATAAGGTGGGAGCGAATTGGAAGGAGACCCACTGATGAAGCTTACCAGTGACGAGTTGCTGATGATGGCTATCGGCGACTTCATCATCGAGGACCACCCGAGTGCAGCAATCTTCGATTTGATGCACATAGCCCAAGACCCCGTCGATTTCTTCGTCGGGGTCGAGGCTCTCACCAACCTCAAGGAGATCGTGGATGACTACTACGAGCGAGAAGACGCCTACGCCCCCAAAGAAGACCCGCGCTACCGCGAAGGCCCAGACGGCCCCCGCAACGGCTTCCAAGGCGACAAAGACGGTCCCCCGTAAGGAGCCAAGCTCTCGCAGGTGTATTAACTGCGCCTTCATGGAGGAATTCCGGGGCACCCTCCTGTGCCGCCGGTATCCCCAGCCCACCGCAACGACCGCCCGTGATTGGTGCGGCGAGTTCAAGGAGAAGAGCCAATGAGAATGGTCCTGATCGACGCAGACATCCTCGCCTACCAGATCGCATCCAGCCAAGAGGAGGTCTTCGAGTTCAACGGTCGCCACGTCCTTCACGCCGATCTGAACGACGGCATCAAGGAGGTCCACAACGCCATCGAGTATATCGTCGAAGCCGTGGACGCTGACGAGTTCGAACTGTTCCTGACCCACCCCTTCAACTTCCGCAAAGAGGTCCTGCCGACCTATAAGGAAAACCGGAGCGGTGGGCGGAAGCCGATGATCCTCCAAGGTCTCCGCGACTTCATGCTCGAAGACCTCTACGCCGAGATGTGGCATGGCCTCGAAGGCGATGACCTGATCGGCATCTGGGCGACCGACCCCGAGGCAGACGGTGAGCGGGTCATCTGGTCCGCTGACAAGGACATGAAGACCATCCCCGGTCTCCTGTGGAACGCTGAGGACGGCCAGATTGACGAGACCACGGAAGCGGAAGCCGACTACAACTTCTTCTTCCAGACCCTCACGGGTGACCCCACGGACAACTACAAGGGTTGCCCCAAGGTCGGCCCCGTCGCAGCCCAGCGCATCCTCGACAAGGACTGCTCGTGGGACGCCGTGGTCAAGGCTTACGAAAAGGCAGGCCTTACCGAGGAGGACGCACTCCAACAAGCCCGCTGTGCCCGCATCCTGCGCCACGGTGAATACAACTTCGAACAGGAAAGGGTCACCCTATGGACACCGAACTGAACAACGGCTTCCCGAAGTATATCCGCTGCATCGACGCGATACACGATCGCCGCCTCACCGAGGGGCGCATCTACGAGGTCCTCGCCTACGACGTGAAGGACCACTTCTACACCATCAAGAACGACGAGGGGAACTTGCAGGGCAACTACGGGTATCGCTTCGAACCGGCAACCGAGGGTGAGTGGATGGATCAGTTCATCGACGATCTCTTCGAGGACTGGCCGCTCGTCGGGGAACCCGAACCGGACATCTACGAGGCTGCCGACATCGAGGCTGAGAAGGCCCGCATGTCCCCCGAGGCCCTCGACGGTCCCTTCGTGGATCACCTACAGGAACTCGCAGACCTCGACGCTGATCTGCTCGACGCCGATTGGATCGAGAAGCCCGCGCACTACGCCCGGTGGGCCATTGAGCCGGTCACCTTCATCATGCGGAACGGCTTCGAGTTCTGGCGCGGCAACATCGTGAAGTATGCCTCTCGGGCTGGCTTCAAGACTTACGACGGCATGGACGCTGTCCAGAGCGAAATCACCGACCTGCAGAAGGTCATCCGCTACGCCGAGATGCGTATCGAAGAACTCAACGGGAGCTACTAATGATCTACGTCGCACTGACCAACGATGAGCGTGAGGTTCTCTCCAAGGAGAACACCGGGCGGGGAGGCTTCCAAGGCCTCTTCGTGAAGCTCCAGCAGAAGATGGAGGGGCGTCTCGTCCCCATCACCCCCGACGATCTTGAGCGCATCCAACGCTACGCCTTCGACTACGGCAACGGCGGCTGGGAAGCTCGTCTCACCGCAATCTTTGGCCGCGCTTTCGGTCCCACCCTCGGAAGGAACACCTAATGAAACTCACCTTCGAGAACATCATGACCGCCGTGGCGACCTTCGTGTTCGCCGTCACCCTCGCCACCGTCGCCTTCGGGCAGGAGGTGCGCTGCGTCCCTACCGATCTTGCCATGAAGGGCCATGAGGAACGCGGGGACAC